TACAGTCGCATTGCTATTCACTGCCATGTTTAGAGCGGCTATGTCTTCAAATGAACCTTGACTAGCGGCCTTAGCAAGAGTGATTGCCCACAATGCATCTACATGCTTCTTCTCAACTGTCTTGAGATTTCTAGCATCAATTCGAGTCGGGAAGTCTCTGCCTCCCTGTATCTTTAAACTCATGTATTCCTCCATAATTAATCAAAAAACAATTTTCTAAAAATCAATTACAACGTAAAAACAAATATGAAAAACCCCTACTAAGGGGGTATCCAAAGTAAATAAGAGTGTCTTTCAAAATCCTACAATTTTTCTTGAAAAGAACCTGGGCATAGGTATATATTCACACATGAGTTACATTACATCTAAACAATTATCAGGAAATGAGGCAAGTACGGGCGTCGCTAGGACAGAGAAAAAAGACCGTGAAAAAAAACAAAACGAAGTAATAAATCTGGCAAAAAAAATGGCTGCTGAAATCGTAAAAAAAGAGAAAGAAAGAAAAGAAAGTAATATAAAGAAAAGAAAGAAAGAGAAAAAAACAGTTACAGATTAAAGAATTTAGTATGTCAAAAGCCATAGAAAATATTTCAAATTTATCAGTTGAAGAACAGGAGAAAGTTCTAACTAAATTAGCTACTATTAAAAATTTAGAATCAATAGAAGTTGATGGTGTGGTATATCACATTCCGAAACCTGTGTCTGAGCTAATCGATAATATTTGGTTACAACTTCAAGACAAAAGATTAAAACTAGGTGAAATCCAAAAAGATTAAGGACATAGAACATATCGTTTACGATAGTGTCCAAGATTTTAAAAAAGATAACCCCAATGCCGAGGTAAGCAATGATTGGAAAAGTGCCAAAGAGGGTGAATGGGTATTGTCAGACGATAATCGAGTGGTTCAACTTCTGAAAGTATCCCACAAAATAAATCACCCCTCAGATAGAAAAAACTATACATATGCCAATGGATGGGTAAGAACAATCGTTGGAACTTTTTTAATTCATAAAAATACATTTATGGATACTGATTTTGATTTGCATCCCAATAGGTACACCTTCAGTAAAACAATAAAAGACACCAATAAGAGAGTCAAGCAAAGAGACAATGTTACCAAAAAAGAGAAATTATTTGCTACAAATGTTGCTGTTGGTATGGGTGCCGTTAAATCCTATATGGATGCTTATGGAGAACTAAACCATAGTAAAGCAAAAAACAAAGCTGCTGTGCTTTTAAAACAGGAGAGAGTAATGAAAGAAGTAGAGAAAAGTGTAATGGATGTTGCCAAAGAACTTGGAGTAGACCATGAATACATTTTTAGAAATCTGAAAATATTAGCTGAAACATCTACCGATGAGAATATTGCATTGCAATCCTTAAAGGAACTTGGTAAAGCAATTGGAACATTAGGTGGGGGAGTAAAGAAAATTGAACAAGGAGTTGTTGGTCTATTTAGTGGATTCACACCAGACCAAATAGCCAATGTTGAGCGTAAAATGATTTCTGAGAAAAAAGAATAATGGCAATAGATGATTTTACAGTAAACGAAAAAGGGGATATAATAGCTTGTCCTAAAGAATCTTGCGGTAGTAGGGCAATGCGTAAGGATGGATTTCAATATTGGGCATCTAAAAAACGACAACGATGGTATTGTTATTCATGCGGTAAAAAGACGCTGAACCCTACTATCGTAGAAGAAGCTCCATTCGATGTAGAGGAAAAATATCACGATGAGGAGGGAGACCCAGACATTCCAATTGATACTCTCATTGATTGGAGAAAACAAAAATTCAAGAAAACTATTGATGCTAAAACTAATAAATCATTAATAGATATTAATATAAAGATAAAAGGTCCGATAGGGATTGCACATTTTGGAGACCCTCATGTTGATGACGATGGCACAGATTTAGCTACAATTCTTCACTACACAGATATTATCAATCAAACAGAGGGAATGTTTGCTGGTAATCTAGGAGATATTCAAAATAACTGGATAGGAAGATTAGCTCGATTGTATTCTGCTCAATCAACTACTGCAAAAGAATCTTGGAGACTTAGTGAGTATTTTGTTAGTAAGGTTCAATGGCTTTATTTGGTAGCAGGAAACCACGATGTCTGGTCAGGTGATGGTGACCCCTTAGAATTTCTAATGAGAGACCACAAGGGTGTATATGAAAGACACGGTGCAAGAATGAATCTTAATTTTCCTAATGGTAAAAAAATAAGAATTAATGCTCGTCACACTTTTAAAGGTAATTCTATGTGGAACACTGCTCATGGAGTATCTAAGGCTATTCAGATGGGGTGGCGTGACCATATCCTTACTTCTGGTCATACTCATGTTTCAGGATACCAAGTTCTTAAAGACCCTGCTACTGGATTGATTAGTCATGGACTTCAGGTTGCTTCTTTTAAAATCATAGATGAATATGCTGATAGGCTTGGTCTTGATGACAAAAATATATTTAATTGTCCAGTGACCATCATTGACCCACAATACTCAGATGATGACAATAGATTAATTACAACAATATTTAACCCTGAAAATGCTTGTGAGTATTTAACATATTTGAGGAAAAAATGGAAAGAATCAACGAAAAAGTAATGAAAAAAATAAAAGCACGTTTAGATGAAGGTGCTAAGAAATATGGTGAAGAAATACTAATAGACGATGATAGAGAATTTGTAAATGAGGCACTTGAAGAAGTATTGGATGCTTGTGTCTATCTTTCTTGTAAAATAATACAATTAGAAAATAAATTTAAAGGGATACAGAATGATTCAGAGTGCTAATTATGTACGAAGAAAACGAGGAAAGAAAACTCGACAAGGTTCTGGTAGAGGAACAAAGAGAAGTTATAAAAAATATAGAGGACAAGGTGGAAGAAAAAGATAATGGTTGAATCTATTGTTACTATTGTATTGGTAATAGGAATGTTTGTATTAGTATTCTATTTACCATATTGGAATATTAAAAATGGCTAATATAAATTCTAGAAATATAAGTAAAGCTGAGGAAGCATTACAACTTGCTTACCGTGACTTAATTGCATTTGGTAAATTATTTTTACCTGACGATTTCCTGAGAAGTGAAACACCTGCATTTCATTATGAGATGGCAGATTCTATTGATGACCACAATACAAAACAATTAGCAATTATTTTACCTAGAGGACATGGTAAAACTGTTCTTACCAAGTGTTCCATTATAAAAGATTTCGTATTTACTGAAAAAGATGATATGCATTTCTATGCATGGGTAGCTGCTACTCAGAAACTTTCTGTAGGTAATATGGATTACATCAAATATCATTTTGAATTTAACGAAAGCATTAAATATTATTTTGGTGCTTTGAAAGGAAGAAAATGGACAGAAGAAGATATAGAGTTAAGCAATGGGTGTAAACTCATTTCCAAGAGTAATGTCGCTGGGATACGGGGAGGAGCGAAACTACATAGAAGATACGACCTCATCATCCTTGACGACTTTGAACATGAACAAAACACAATCACGGCTGAAGCTAGAGCTAAAAACGCTAACCTCGTTACTGCTGTTGTTTATCCCGCCCTTGAGCCTCATACTGGTAGGCTTCGTGTTAATGGGACTCCTGTTCATTACGATAGTTTTATCAACAATCTTATTATTAATTACGAAAGAGCCAAAAAAGGAAAAACGGACAAAGACTTCTCTTGGAGGGTAATTACTTATAAGGCTATTCAGCCAGATGGGACTCCCTTATGGGATAGTTGGTTTCCAATAAAAAAGTTAGAAGAAAAAAAGAAATTCTACCAAGATTCAGGTACTCCATCTAAATTCTACCAAGAATATATGATGGAGGTTCAATCAGCAGAGGATTCTGTCTGGTTGAGAGAACACATAAAAGATTGGGAAGGATATTATAGAAATGAAGAAGGAATCAATTATATTGTCATTAACGGCGAAAGTACTCCGGTTAATACGTTCATTGGATGCGACCCAGCAACAGATATTGACACAAAGGAGAGCGATTTTAGTGTTATTATGGTTGTTGCTGTCGATGTTGATAATAATCTCTATGTGCTTGAGTACGAACGGCATAGAAGCATCCCAACTATTGGAGCAAAAAAAGTTAATGGCGAATTAATGGACAAAAAGGGAGTCGTAGATTATATCATAGATTTGTACGACAAGTACAAATGTTCATCTGCGACGGTTGAAGATGTTGCTATGAATAGAAGTATCTTTCAAGCACTAAATGATGAAAGAAGAAGGAAAAATAGATTCGATATAGCAGTAATCCCTGAAAAACCTGGTGGTACTAATAAAAGAAATCGCATTTATAGTGGTTTAAGCGGTAGATTTAGCATGGGAACTGTACATATAAGGGAAAATATGTTTGATTTAAGCAACGAAATTGTTACTTTTGGTCCGAGAATGGCACATGATGACACCATAGAAACACTTTATTACGCAAATCTGCACGCATATCCTCCAAATTACCAACAAAATAAGAAAAAAGAGTGGATAAAGCCAAAACGTAAAGCAAAAAGCTGGATTGTAGCATAATGGACCCGGAATTAAAAAAATTAAA